TTATTAATTTTTTCATTAATACATATTAATTCGTAATACTTAAAATTAAAAGTTCTAATTAAATCATAACATAATGGATGATATTATTGATATTTCTAGTTTAAGTGAAAATTTGGATAATGTTTCACCAATTAAATTATCAAATAGTTCATGTGGTGGTGGTTTGGAATTATTAATGAACGAAAAAATAAAAGATAATTCAAAAAATATAGAAATGGAAGATATTCATAATTTAGAAAATGAATTAAATAATTTAACAGAAGATACTATTCATATTGGAAATGAAAAATCATTTAATTTAAAAAGTGATTTATTCAATACAAAAACAATAAATACTTCTCATGTTAAATTTGAAGATAATAAAGAAGAGAATATAAATTTAGGTAAATCAACCGCTTCTACTGAAACTGATAATAAAACATGGGATGGATTTTCAAAGTTTAATAATATACCATTTAATCCTGATAAACAAATTCCACAAACTCCTAAAATGTCAAAAGAAGAATTATTAAAAGAAAAATTTAAATTCTTACGAAAATTAGAATCTTTAGAAGCAAAAGGTGTCACATTAACAAAAAAATATACAATGGAATCTTCTTTAATGGAAATGCAAGGAGAATATGAAATGATTATGGAAGAAAAAACTAAGCAAAATTCTATTAAATTTCAAGGAAATATGTTAATGGCATGTATCAATGGTATTGAATTTTTAAATAGTAAATTTGACCCTTTTGATATTAAATTAGATGGATGGAGTGATCAAATTAATGAAAATCTTAATGATTATGATGACATTTTTTCTGAATTACACGACAAGTATAAATCTAAAGCATCTTTGGCACCTGAATTGAAATTATTATTTCAGTTAGGTGGAAGTGCAATGATGATTCATATGACAAATACATTATTTAAATCTTCTATGCCTGGAATGGATGATATTTTAAGACAAAATCCTGATCTAATGAAACAATTCCAAACAGCCGCTGTTAATTCTATGGGTCAAAATAGTCCTGGATTATCTGGATTTATGAATAATGTATTCAATAATGATAGACCACCACCACCACCAATGTCTACATCCAGCAGACCTGGAAATAACTCTAGCACAATGGGTTCAAATGATTATAGTAGATTCTCTACAAATAAACCTATCTTTGATGATGGAATTAATTTTAGAGAAAATTATGATTCTGTTGATAAACGTGTTGAAATGAGAGGACCTAGTGATATATCAGATATTCTTTCTGGTCTCAAAACTAAAACAATTAATATTCAAGAAAATAGTGAAAGAAGAGAAAATGATAATAGCACAATAAGTATTGCCGATTTGAAAGATTTACAAAATGATGGAAATATGCCTAAGAGAAGTAAACGAAGACAAAGATCAGACAAAAATTCAATTAGTCTTGATATTTAAATTAAATAATAAATTGCAATTTATTATTTAATATTATTATTTATCGTTGATATAAATTTTATCGTTGATATAAATTTTATCGTTGATATAAATTTTATCGTTGATATAAATTTTATCGTTGATATAAATTTTATCGTTGTGATAATCTTGGCGACGATAATGAAGTTTTTATTGGTTCTTTTTTATTTTCTTCATTTATTTTGAATAATGTTTTCCACGCTTTTATTATATTACTATAATTTTCTTCACATTTCATCGACACCTTTTTACCAACTGTGATATCTTTTCCTTCATATAATTCTAATTTAATTGGAACTATATACGCTAATGTATTCATTAACATTTTTTGTTTATCACTTGAACTAGGTTTTTGTAATAAATTATTTAATAACGATTGATTCATTAATTTCTCTATATCTTCTCTTTGAGAACCACCTGTTGTTGTTGGTGTAGGGTTGTCAAATGCAATAGTTTTAATATAGTCAGGTATATCATTTTTACCAAACAATGCAACTTTATTATTAAATAAAATAGTATAATACAATAGTCCTTCTCTATAAATAAATAATGTTTGATTATATTTCTCTCTATTAGTATGAATCTTTAACGTTCCACTTTCATTTCTAATAACCATAATATTTATTCCATATTTTTCTACAATACGATCTACTAACATATTCTCATCTAATTTTATTATTTCATTATGATATGTTTTATTTTCTAAACATAAATACCAATTAAGAGCATTTTGTATTGCATCAACACATTTTAACTCATTGTATCCTATTAATTTAAACTCACCGTTAAAATTATCATTTTTATATTCAAAATTTTCTATTATTTTTTTATAATCAGTTGATGTTATATTATTTACAAATGGTGTGTCATTTGTCACGTTATTAAATGAATCCAAACATATTTTTTCAATATCATTTGTAGAGATAGAAGGTGTTAATAATTTTACAGATGTTAAATAATCATTGTATGATTCTTTAATAGATGAATCTGGTTTTTCATATTTATTCATCAATCCCAAATCTAAATAATATTTATTTTTATTATCAATATCACTAGAAATATCTTTTATTTGTTCATAAAATTCTTCATTATATTTGTCATATGTATATTTTCTTAAAAAAGAAATCATGTTAATTCGTGAATAAATAATAATTAATTCAAAACAAGAATATTTCATATTATTTAATTTAGATGCATATTCTTCTGCTTTTCCAAGTAATTCATTATATTTATAAAAATTATAAATAGTTTTAGATAATGTATTAAATAATATGGTTTTAATGTCTGTTGTTTTACTACTAAATATTTTCCAAAAATCCATATCTACAACATAATTTGTATAATAAATAAGAGTTTTATATGATTCAAAAATTGTTAAATCATTTTTCTTATTATTTAATTCATCTTTAATATTATTTTTAATGGAATTATTTTTTTTTATTCTTTCAATACATTGATCTATTAAACCTTTTGTTTGTTCCATACGTTTTTTATATCCATCATCATTGTAAATTGTATTGTAAATAGTTAAATCAAATAAAATAATTTGATTCATCATTTTTAAGAAAAAAATTTGGTCTGGGTTTATTTGAGATTCAATATCAGCCAATTCTTTTTTTTTAAATTCATATAATAATTTATAAAATTGAATAAATAATAACAAGTATTGATTTTGTTTCTCTATTTTTTGTTTTATAAGTTCCAATGTTTCACTACAATTAGTTAAATATTCTTTTTTTTTGTCAATATATTTAACTTCATCATTTAATGAATTGTATTGTGATATCAAATTATTTCTTTCATGAGATTTTAATAGTTTTTCGTATTCTTGTTTTTTTTCTTCAAGCGTTTTAATTATATTATTTATTGATGTAATAATTTTATTAAATAATATATTATCACTATTATACGAAAATGTTTTACAATTAAGTATTTGTTTATTAATTGAACCAATAACATTATCAAATTCATCTAATTGTGTTGGGTCAGGAGTTTCTCTTTTTTGTATGTTTACAAGTAAATTATCAATTCTATTTATAATCTCTTTCATTCTATTGTTATCACATTTTTTAATGTTATTCTTATTTCCAAGTATTTTTTGTAAGTCTTGAATTATTGTATTAAAATATTTTATTTCTTTTTGTATATCCTCCCTCTTTTTTTTTGCATTTGTTTCTTCTTCATCATTTGTCTTGGTGTTACCTGTACGACTAGAAATTTTATCTATTAATTCCTTTAGTTCTTTTTTTTTAGTATCTAATTCATCAAATGTTTTTTTTAATCTAGGAAAATTTCCTATTTCTTTACTAAAATCATATCCCAAATAAAATAAACTAACAGAAATAGGATCTTTTAAAAAAGAAGGAACATTGTAATCTAAATTAAATGGTAAAAATAAATATTTTTCAGTTAATTTTTTATTCTCTTCAGTAAAAAAACTTTCAATTGTAGATGAATCCATTTTTTTTTCGTTTGATACAATATCTGCTTTTATTTGTTGTTTTGCTATTTCTCCATCTCCTATTTCAAGTAATGATTTTCCATTGAGGTCCCCTTTTAAACAATTAGGAATTTCTTTACTTAATTGGTCATATGCTTTTTTAGTGAATTTTTTCTCTCTTTCATTTTCATACATAGAACGATTTCTATAACCATAAAACCCTTTTGTTTCATTATCTTCAATTTGGTCTTTTTTAAGGTCATTACTATAAATTAACCAATCGCCATCTAACCATGTATAACTATTTATAGTGTATGGTTTTTTATCTATTTCTAAAACATTTCCTGGTTTAAACAATACATCTAATGTAACTTTGATATTATTAGATATAACTTTATCATTACAACTTTCTTGAATAGTTAATTCTTTTTTATTTGAATCAATGACAATTTTATTTAATAATTCATCAAATTTTTGTTTATTCAAGAAAATATCAATAATTTTATTATTTAAAGCGGTTGTATCATTAGGTTTTATATTATATTCTCTAAAAAATGTATCTTTGTTTATTTTTACCAATGGATTAAAATTCACATAACTACTTGATGTAGTAGGAATGCTCATTTGTGGTGTATATATTTTCCGTGCATATTGATTAGTTTTTGTATATAAAATAATACTCATTCTTTTTGGTAAATAACTATTATCAAATGATTCTGTAGACATATATTCTATTATGATTATTTAAGATGTCTGATAACTTAAATGTTTAAATTTTTCATTTGCATCTTTATATATTTGTTCTTGTTTTTCTTTTTTAGATTTTTCTAATATTCCAATTGCAGTGGTTAATTCATCTTCAGTAACCAACACATTATTTGGATTTCCTGCTGCTTTTAATTTATGTATAACTCTACATGATTGTGGAACAACACACAACTGACTGTCTTCGTTAAATAAATATTCTGATAATACAATAAAAACAGCGGTTAAAACAAGAGAAGTATAAATATCTCTTGTTGCCATCCATGCCATTGCAAATACTAATATTTGTTTACTTAATGTATATTTTAGATACTCTTCAGTTGATTTACTAAAGTTTACCGAAATAAATTTTGATCCAATATTTAATAATATCATAATTACACCTGCAAAGAATTTACTGTTATTTAAATACATGATGTGATTATGAATAAAATGTAAAGGATTAATATATAAATTAGTATATATTTTTTTTATTGGTTTTGAAGGTGGAGCAATTGGGTAATATGGAATATTTCCTCCTTTTTTCAATGAACCTCCTTTTTTCATAGTCATAATATATGTATATATATATTCTATAAAATTTATTAGGTTTCATATTCAAGGTAAATAATAATTATTTATTATTAATATTTTAAAAAATAATTAAAATATTTATTAACTTGTTGCTTGATATTTCTATAATAAGGTCTATAAAATTTAGTAATAAATCCTTCTTTGTGAGCGTTTAAAAATAAATTGTTTTTATTGATAAAAAATACTAGAAATATTATTATGAATAAAACGAATATAATTAAAGGTAAATAATGTAATTTAATCTTCATATTTTATAAATATAAATTAATTTAATAAATTAAATAAATTTAATATGATTAAGGAGTATATAACATTTAATATTATATAAATTAAATGTTATAATTATTTTTAAAACGAAAAAGGTTTAGGTTCTTTATTATAATTATTCATTGGAAAAAAAAATAAATCAATTGATTTTTTTGGTTGTAAAAGTTGTTCAATATTTATTTTTTCTGTAATAATGTAAAAATCATTTGGATTAGATTCAGTTGGAGTAGATTTAAAATAATTCTCTACATTTTGATTATGAAATGGAATAAAATTACTAACTAGTACTTCATTAAAACAAACTAATAAATAACAAGCAAATATAAATCCCAATGTTTTATTAATCAATGTCATTATAATTATAAACATGAATATCATTAATCTTCCTAAAATAGACTGAAATAGAGTATTTATAATATTTGAAACAATAAAAATATATAATATTAACAAAATAATTATGATTTGAAATATTTTTATCATATATAATTAAAATTATAAAAAATCATATTGAAAAAATTAGTGTATTCAATATGTAATTATTACAACATTTATTTTATAAATGATAAATTTATTATTTATTCAGTTTGTTTTATAATTTATTATCTTAAATTTTATTAAGAGATGTCTTTTGCTTTTTATGCTGCACCTGTTGATAATGAAAATGTTGGAGAAATAAATCAACCCATTCATAGAAAAAAAATAACTAAAACTATGAAAAAGTATCCATCTGAACAGAGTTATGTTGAAGATAATATTCAAACAAAAATTGATTATAATAAAGTAAATCAAGTAATGAAAGCAATGAGTAATTTACCTGCACAACAAGACGATGAATTAGGTGATTTTAATCCTCCTCCACCACCTCAATCATCTGGAGTACAAGCAACCATTTATAGAGAAGTAGCACCATTAGACGATAAAGAAGGTTTAACAAATCAAACCCAACCATCACCAAATAAATCATATTTATTTTCACAACTTCCTACGCCTACACCTACAACTAATCATAATCCTTATTATATACCTTCTGCAAGTGTTGGATTATCTGACAACGAATTATTAATGGAAAAAATTAATTACATGATTCATCTTCTTGAAGAACAACAAGATGAAAAAAGTGGAAGTGTCACTGAAGAAGTCATATTATATTCTTTTTTAGGAATATTTATTATTTTTATTGTTGATTCATTTTATCATGTTGGAAAATATACAAGATAAATATATATTTTTATAAAAGAATTAATGTTTTATTTGATTGATAAGAATTATGAGCAAAGTTATAAAAATAATATGCTGAAATAACATTAAATAATAATTCATTCAATTTTGAATAAAAATGAATTAATAAATCATTGTCTGATGTATTCTCTATTATTAATAATTTATAAAAAGAATTTTTGTCAATTAAATCCATCAATGTTTTTTGAAAACCTATTTTAAATATATCTACAGATTTACAACAATTAATAGAAGCATAACATGTAATAATTTCTTCATTATTATTTTCTAAATATGTACATTGTTTTTTTAAAAAGTAGAGAGATAAAATAGTATCTGATTGTATTAATCCATATATAAATATATTTTCTGTTTTAATTAATTCACTTATATTTGACAAAGATGTTGAAATAAAAATACTAAATTTATTATGATTTAATTTAATAAAATCATTATAAAATGATAAATCTTTATAATTTATTTTTATTAATTTTATATCAGGAGGTAAAATAAATTCATTGGATTTTTTTATATTGAATCCATATAAATTATACAAACACAATGGAATGATAGAAGTTAATGTTCCTTCTCTTTTAAATAGAGAAACTTGTATTTTTTCATTTAATATTCTTTGATTATAATGATGTGTTTGTATTAGTTCTGGTGCAATATTCATTTTTCTATAATCTTTATCAACGCATAAATAATCTACATAATATGCATTCATATTTGCATTTGGATTTCCATTATTAAAAATAATTTGAACTGGATAAGACAACATCGTTCCTATTATTTTTTCGTCTTCTTTTACTTTTTGATTTTTTGTATCCAATAACATATTATTCTTCTTATATAGAGAAATAAATACAGAACCACCATCTAATCCTGTTAAATATGGAAATATATTTTCTTTTTTTGGTTTATAATTTAATTCTCTACTTCTTAGAAAATGTTGTTGTATAAAAGAAACAAATCTTTCTTTATTTACATTATTTATTTCTTCTAATTTAAATGTTTCAATATCTTTAAAATTATTATATTTTTCTTCTCTACTTGGTAGTTCTAATTGAATGATTCCACAAGGAAATATATAATACCATAAATCATAAATATGAAAAACAGGTTGTTTTATCCAAAATCTGTATTTTACACGAAAATATAATAAAATAATAATTATCACTATAATTATTATTAAAAAAATATATTTTATCATTTTAATTTTATTACAATAATATATAAATATTAATTTGGTTTTACGAAAATATATAAATGATTATATTCATAACCAGAATTAATTAAATCAATTACACCATGTAAAATAAATCCAATATCTTGTGCCATTGATATAATATCATTATGTGATGGCATAAACATTTTATGTTCTTGTTTTTTAACCATTCCGTCATAAAATTCAAACTTTTCTTTAAACTTTGCTAAATTTGATTTACTATCTAATTCAAAATTAGCAGTATAAGAAAATTGATCAAACTTTATTTTACTTTTGGTTATTCTTTCTTTTGCATAACGTTGTGGAGAAAAAATAACTAATGGATTTGCAGGTGGTAATATAGGGTCAAACATATCTCTATCAACTAAATGAATTACTAAATATCCTCCAGGCATTAACCAATTCATCGTATTTCTAAAAAATCGTTGTTTATCTTCTATATAATAAATTGTAAAATACATGCAAATAATATGAGTAAATGTTTGATTATTAAATAAATTATCATTAATTGCATTTCCTTTTTTAAAATTTCCATTTGGATAGTTATTTTTTGATTGAATTATCATATCATTTGAATCATCAATTCCAATTACATTAAATCCTTTTTCTTGTAATAAACCAACATGATGTCCTGTTCCACATCCAATATCTAAAATCACACTTTCTTGTGTTGGCATCGTATTATCTATCACTTGTCCTATTTCATATTCATTCTTGATTTCATTATAAACTAAAATATCATAAATAGTACTATAAAATCCATCATATATAAAAGGTCCTTCTGAAAAACTAAATGTTTTATTATTCTTGAATCCTTCATGTTTTACAGAAAAAATAGAGAATCCAATTAAAATAAATGAAATTAATATTAATAGTTTCGTCCAAATAGAAAGTTTATTGAATTTAATATTCATGTATTATATATTATTTTAATAAATTTATTTATTATTATTATTATTATATATGAGTAATTTGATTGGTATATTTGGATCAACTACCAGTAAAACACCTAATTATAAATATAATACTTATGAACAATTTTCTCGTATGACCCCTTTAGATATAATTGATATTGATCCAAGAGAAGTTAATCCTAATACTACTGGTAATATAGATTCAATTAATCAATATCAACAAAAAGCCATTAAAGCAATAAAACAAAATAATAATATACAAATAACAAAAGCAGAGTTATTACAATTACAACAAACACCAACACCAACACCAACACCAACACCAACACCAACACCAACACCAACACCAACACCAACACCAACAGAAACACAGGCAAATTTACTTAATGCAAAAGTAAAAGAATTTGAAGAAAAAAAAAATAGAATTGATACATTACGAAAATATAAGGATACTTTATCAAGAAATATATATGAAGTAATGCAAGAAATAATGCAACTACAACTAACACACGACTCAATTCAATCACAAATAGAAAGTTATAAAGGACAAGAGGACGAATACTTAGATGATATTATGGAATATAGTGAGCAACTTGAAATGGTTGATAATAAATTGTTATCAACAGAAAGAAATTTAGAATCTTTTAGAACTTTAGTGCAAGATATAGATGAAAATATTATAAAATTAAATGAAAAACTTGTATTATTACAAATAGATATTGATATGCCTAGTGTACCGACAAGTGATATATTAATCTTCCCACATGTACCAAGTTCAACAATTGAACCAACTAGTTCAAGCAATTCTACTCAAAAAAATATAGATGAATTTAATAAAAAATATCATTATTATGATAACTTTACAGATGAATTTACAGATATCAGTAATATTACATCTATTAAAGATTTATTTGATAATTGTTTGTTTAGCGTAAATCAAATGCAAAAATATTTGTTTATTAATAAAATACCAATAAATATAGATGATAAAAAATTTATGAAATATTTGTACGAAATATGGACTGTATTGACAAAGATACAAGAAGAAACTATAACCCCCCTTTTGAGTATGATTCATGAAAGCAGCGACCTGCGAGAGAAGATTCGGTCAGATTATGAGGTATTTAAAAGTAATAAAAAATACGTATTAAAAGAAGATAGTGTATATTTTGTGGGTTTTGAAAATGTTTTTTATAATTTAATTGATGGTATGTATCTAACAATTGATAATAGAATGATGACTATTATACAGATAAAAAATAAGATTAAAAAAATAAACGGTCTTATTAATTTATTAATCCATAATATTGCTTATTTATATAATAAAAGTAATTTATTTTTAGAATTAAGTAATTATATCCCTAGAGGCGGAAAGAGAAAATCCAATAAGAGAAAAATGAATAAAAATAAAAGTAAAAAATCTAATAAGAAAAATATTTATAAAAAGAATATTTATAAAAAGAATATTTATAAAAAGAATAAATCTCCAATAAAAGAAAAAATAAATAAAAGAAAATCTAATAAATTATTTATATGAATCAAAGTGAAATAAATGATATTAGAGATAATAAAGATTTTAGAAATGTGACCTTTTCAGGATTTAAAAAAACGGATGTTAAAAAAGAATTAATTGAATGTTTAATTCAATCAAAAATAGAACAAGCATGTTATTGGAGTGCAGAATTTATATGTGCAGGACATTATATTGATTTATGGGAAATGATTCTCTACTTTTATAGTAAATATATTCATTTAGGAAATCCTAAATTAACAATTTATTTAGATAACCGAATAGAATCATTTAAATCTATTTTAAAAAATGGATATATTGGTTATGAATTAAAATTAAGAAATAATGACAAGATTAGAAAATTATTTGCAGAAGTAATTTGTATTATTTGTTATTCAAAAAGAAAACATAGTTTTGATGAAATCAAAGTAAAAAAAGAAGATTTTGATATTTCTTCAATGACAGATAAATTAAAAGCACCTAATATTTATTTTGGCGTAATTATGATGAATGAAGACCCAAAAGAATTATTTATTCCTATTAATGAATTTAGTTATAATATATCTAAAGATGTGAAAAATACATTATTAGCATGTTATTGGGTTGAATGGATTATTGAATATGATTATATTTGTTATTCTAAGAAAAAAGTGTGTAAATGTGAAAGAAGAGATATTATGCCAGTAGATAATAATTGTCAAATGGATATTATTTGGTTAATATGGGATGCAATTTTAAGAGAAACAGAATTAAATCATTCCGAGTTTATAAAAAGAATCATGAAAAGTTTATTACATTTATATTGTCTAAGATATACAAAAGCAATTGGTAAAAAAAGAAGATATATAATTTATTTTGCAATTTCTCTACTTACAGAAATTGTATCAACAAATGAAGAAATCATTAAAGAAAAAGAACAAGTTTCTCAATTAGTAGAGAAAATAGATAATATATACATTCAAATAAAAAAGAATGAACAATCACCAAATACAGATTACTTATTTACTTCTGTAAAAAAATCCAATTTGGATAAAACAATAGAGAAATTAGAAAAAATGGATTCATTTGGGGAAGCATTTATACCTCGTGTAAATAATATTTAGATATACTATATGAAAACCAGAAAAAATATTCATAAGAAAAATAAACCTATCTTTACTAATTTCAAGGAACAAATTGTAATGAAATTCTTGGTTGTATTAAACATGACAAAATTATACCATTGGAAAACATGTAATTATGCTGCACATCAAGCAAGTGATAAATTATATGATGTGTTAAATAAAAATGTGGATAGTTTTGTAGAAGTAATGTTGGGAAAATTAAATGGAGAAAGAGTGAATTTAGAAAATATAAAATCAATTCCTTTGATTGATTTTCCAAGTGGTTCTCATTTTGATGATGATATGAAAACAGAAATAAATCATTTTAAAAATTATCTAGTTGATTTAGATAATGAACCCATTCTTAAAAAAATGTCAAATAGTGATTTATATACTATTCGTGATGAAATTTTGGCTGCATTGAATCAATTCTTATATCTATTAAGTTTGAAATAATAATATATATAATAATATATTATTATGGACAATATGCATAAAACAATTATATCTCACAATTTAACAAATACACCTGAATCAAATTATGGTTCTTGGTGGGTATTTATTTTATTATTTGTTTTTTTAGGAATTTATTTGATATGGATTGTGGATAAATATTATTTCTCTATAAAAGAAAAATCTGGTAAACCATCTAACAATACAAATATTCCTACTGGAACACCTCACGAAATATATAAAAATTCATCCAATATTAATGAAAATAATATAATTTTAAAAGATGATAATAATTTAAATAATGTCTTAGATAATAAACCTCAATCCAATAGTTCTCCTATTGCCAATGATTCTTATATCAATAGTCAATTTAATAATTCTTCTAAAACAGGATGGTGTTATATTGGTGAAGAAGGAGGTAATAGAAGTTGTATTGACGTTGGAGATAATGATTTATGTATGTCTGGAAATATTTTTCCAAGTCAAGAAATATGTATTAATCCGTCTTTACGCTCTTAAAATTAACTTTTCATTGATAGGCCATTTATTACCACTTGTTGCATATGTTCTTTTTACTCTGGGATAATAAGTTGGTAATCTACCAGACCAACATAATAAACGAATAGGACCAGGAACATCTGAACATGTAGTTGGATAACATATTTTATTTCTAGTTTTTTGTAATATTTCTCCAGAACATGGATCTTCTATTGTATTACATATTAATCTTCCACCATCAGGTATAATATATAAAGGAACACCAGGATTAACAACAATTGGTGGTAAAATAGGATAATTTGGATTTTCATCTGGTGGCGGTGGTGGAGGTTGTGGTCCATCTCCTCCTCCACCTATAGTAGGTAAATTTATTGCATCTTCTTTTTTTTTTTTTATACAATCAAGTATTTCATAACTAGTAATATTATTACTATCTATAATATTACTTGATTGGGGTGCTACTATATATTTTTGATTTACTCTTTGTAATAATTGTATATTTGGAAAAGAATTTTGTTGGGTTTGAGATGCCCAAGATGTAAAATTTCGTTGTGCTAATAATCCATATCGTTGTTTTTTCGTAATCTGTGTGGAATTATTTTTATATTGTAAAATATTTGCTTTTTTATACATTTGTAATTCAGGTATAATTGTGTTATTATTTATACAACGTGGTTTATATCTAGTCCATTCTCTTGGTGGAATTGGATTATATTTTGGACCTAAACATGACATATATTCTATCAAGAAATAATCAAATTGTTATTTGATTATTTCTATATTTATAATATATTAACCATTATGTGTTAATATATTTGTATAAAATAATGCTTTTTTGTGAGTTTTTTTATTAAATTGGTCTGGATGTTTATTTACATATTTTGCAAAATGTTTTAAATCTGGTAATTCATTTTTCTTGGTTGGATGATTTTTTATATAATTATTGTAAATTTTAGTAAAAGAACCCCATTTTATTTTGTTAAATTGAATTTTTCCTCTTGTTTTATTCTGTAATGTTTTCTTTTTTCTTCTTCTTGTTTTTCCACCATTTATTACTGAATCACTTGAATTATCACTTGAATTATTGGTTGAATTATTGGTTGAATTATTGGTTGAATGATCGGTTGGATCATTTGGACCAAATGTTCCTAGTGTAAGTCCAGTTGTTAAATCATCATCCTTTCCTATACTTGAAAAAAAATTACCCATTTAATATATATTATTATTATAATTATACAGGATTGTATTCATCACCACTTCCATCAAAATACCATCGCAAAGATAAATAATTAGGATTCTTTAAATTCAATCCTGAATTATCTACCATTGAAGTATTTGGTCCTTTCTTTACTAGTTCTTGTATTGACAAAACACCTAATGCATTATTATAATACCATAAATTAGAAATATATCCATTAAATCCACCATTCATTGCTACATAAACATCGCCATAATTCTGTTTTGGAACGCCATGTAAATTTGCACTTTTTGTAATTATTCCATTTATATATACATCTATTTCTTTGTTTCTGCAAAGAATAATAACATTAACCCATTTATTTAATGGTATATCATCAATAACAATTTTATTCTCTATAGAATTAAATGTATTCATAAATACTGAAATAGAATTAGAATCAGGATTAATATATAAACCAGGAGCATTATTTGGATAATTAATACCATCTGTATTTGGACCATAATTACCTTTACTAAATATATGTCGGTATTTATTACTAGATGTGTCTAAATCATTGATATAAATCCAAACAGACCATGTAAATTCAATTCCTCCATTTTCATTAATAGAACGATAAATAGTTTTAGATTCATACATATTTGGGTCTTGAGAAAATGTTAGCATTTGAGAATTCGCGTTAATCATTCCATTAAGAAGTTTTTGTTTATTTGCTGGAGAAAATAACCAAGAAATAATATTTATTGAAAAACTCAATAAAAAAATAAATATAAAAATAACAAATAATAAAAAAGCAAATTTAGCAACTAAACTATTTGATTCTAAAAACTCTTTTATTCCATTTTTTGACTGTGAAATGATAGAATCATTTGATACACCTACATCACTTGGTTTTAAATTATCACTCGTTTCACTATTAAATAAATTAGATAATGTGCTAGAATTATTTTCTTGAGACATATATATATATAAAAAGAAAAGACACTAAATGGTTAAACTTGCTTCTTGTTCTCCATTTTGTAAAATAGAAATGTTTAATTGATATGCTCCAAATATATTTGGTAAAAATCCAGTGCCATATCCCTTTTCATATATATTCCATGCTTGTTCCGGATTTAATGCATTTGGATAATATGCTAATTTGGTTGTTGAACCTTCAAATCCACCATTTGGTGTAACTATAACATCTTTCGTAGAGTCAACTACAGCAGGACCACTTAACACATTTGTTCTTACTAATTTTCCATTTATATATGTATCTAAAGTTCTACCATAAACGCTAATCGTAAAATTAACCCATTGCTGTATCGGTATATTAGAAATAGTAAATGTTTCAACATTATTTTTCATTGTTAAATTATTTGAATATGTAGTTAATTGAATTTCAATATTATTTGTTACTTTGTCTAGATAAACTAAAGGAAAAGGATATTGACCTCCAATACCTGTATCTTTATCAATTGTATTGGTTGTTTCAAGCATTCTTCCAAATATTACTTTTGTCTGACCATACTTATAATTCCAGTTGCTTATATAAAACCAAATAGAATATGCAAAATTGGAATTTCCAGGAGAATTACTTGATGCTAAAGAACTAGCAGATATTGTTTGTAGAGATGTTGCATTTGTCAACGAAGTTAAAATATATTTATTTACAATATATCCACTAATTAACCAAATTAATAATATTATAATTATCACAATTAATACGATTGTTCCAATTTTCATAATATAATTATATATTATAATTATATTATTATAACAATCAATATTTTATAATGTTAAATATTTATTTTCATCAATTTGATTTAATCCCAAAGTATGTGTTATATTCTCTATTTTTAATGAATTTATATATAAATTATCATAGTAATTAATTAAAATTGGAGGACTCAAATTTTTTACTGAATTATATATATTTTGAATTTGAATTAAATTTAACGATTTGTCAAAATAAACTACATTACATATTCCACCACTTATTCCATTTTTATCACCTGATGTAATATTATCTTTTCTCATGTATGGAATATAAGATTTAAATGATTGAATTAATTCACCATTTATAAATATATCTAATATACCACTCTTATAATTAATTACTATATTATTCCATTTTTGAAGTAATAATGTTTCATTTTTATATATAATTATATTTCCAAGTTCATCTAAATTTAATTTCTCATTTATTGGTTCTCCATTAATTAATTTATTATCTATTGTAATCATAAGCGTATTACTTATTCCACGATATTGAATATTTGGTTTTCCACCATAATCAATCAATGACAAATATTTATTATTTGTATTCGTACCATCAATAAATATCCAACACGATAATCCATAATTATATGAATGTATATTATCTTTATTTGTCACTAAAGAATCATAAGAAGACAATAATTTTTTTGTATTTGTATTTAATGGTTCTTTTAATAAAAGATTTCCTCCTTGTGATGAAAACTTTGTGTAGTAATTTGTAAAATTAAAATATATAATGTATAATACTATAATTATAATTAATAATACATAATCAGTTATATTAAATTTAAATGAATCTTTACTTTTCAATAATTCTTTATTGGTGTTGTAAAATCCTGTAATTTTATCAATTAGTGAAATAAATAAACAAGGAATATAAAATATACTACCAATCACAACTTGTAAAAATGGACTTTCTTTATAAAATGAACTATAAGAAATCATTCTAAATAAAATAGCCATTAACGTAATAATAATTGCAATGTTAAGTAAAGTTCCAAGAATAGTTGAACTTTTAAATGAAAATGTTTTGAATAAATAAATAATCCAATTTATTAATGTAAAAAAGAAAAATAATCCAAATAAAATAAATAATGAATATGTTAATGTTTTTATAAATTCATCATCTTTTATAGATAATTTATCTTGAGTTTTTGTATAAATGTAAATATAAGAAATACCAAATATAATAGAGAACGCAATTAATGAATAAATATATGAAGAAATGGTTCCATTAAAAGCAGATGAATTTCCTACTTTACTATTATTAATTGATAATATTACTGCAATAAATAAAATGAGTACAATAAAATACAATATAATATTAGATGCATCTTTACTTTTATTTTCTGAATCTATTATTTTATAATAAATAAAAAAAGTAATTAGATATGCTAAAGATATAAAAATGGATGGAAATCTATCAATTATAGAGAAACAATCATCATTAAAAAATTTTGATATAATAATGTTATAAATAATTAAAGAATATATTTTGGATGAATCTTCTGGAGGCATTTTAATATTATAATCTTTCATTGTAGCATTAGTAGGAATATTTAAAAATTCTGGTAAGGATTTTGATGACATTTTTTCTGTACCATTTTTCGTCATTTGAAGACTAAGACCTAATAAAACCATTATAATTAATCCATTAATTACATAAATAGAATAATCACTAAAATTACATTCTGTTGATGTTTTATTTGCAGAAACTAAAAATATTATAAAACAAACAAATAAAATTATATAATAACATAATATTAAAATATTCACATTATTTTTATTAAATATATTACTTATATATTGGTCTTGATTAGATGGATCTATATATTTTGGATTATAGAGAAAATTAGATTCAACATTTATAAATAAATTCTTCAAATGACTGAATATCATAAAAAAAAGATACATTGCAGAAAATAAAAAAGGAGTAAATAATAAAATATTTACAAAAAATTTATTTTTATAAGAAGAAAAAGAATTTATACTTATTGAAAATAAAAAATATACAATTATAAAAAAAATAGATATTCCCAATAATAAATATTTATTTTCATTAAAAGAATTGTATATCAAAAAAAGTGTGAATAAAATACTATAAATAATAGTTGAATAAATAATAACAATAACAGAACCTTCCATATTTGGATTATTAATGTCATCACTAATTAATTCGTTTCTAGGAAGTATAAAATTAAAAATAATTGCAACTACAATTAAAAATGTAGGTATAATCATTGTTGTGTATCCAATATCTTTTTCTTTATCTTTGGAATATATTATTTTATACATTTGTTTAAAAAATAAGTAAAAAAAATATAGAGAAAATAGTAAACTGATGGTAATATATTTTGTTGAAAAAAGTATAATTATAAATATAAATATTAATAAAAAATATATTATAGATAATGTTAATTTACCGGAAAAAAATTTTTCAATCAATTCATAATCAAATGATGATAATACATGTTTTTTAACATCAGGTTTTATTTTATTTTCCATATATATATATATTAAATATATATTACATATTTTCTTTTGCCGTTTTCTCTCCGTGACAATTCCTACATAATGCAACCAAATTATTTACATCATTACTTCCTCCATATTCCAACCGAACTCTATGGTCTATTTCGTATGTATGATTTAATTGAGAATTACATTGTCCACACCTCCAATTTTGTTGAGAAGCAATATATTTTTTCTTTGTTTCTGATACTGATCTTTTCGTTGCCTTTATAGTTGTTTGATTTAATGATGTATTCATATCTGTCATAAATGATGAAGATGAATTTTGTTTATTTGTAAAATCTAAAATCGGTGATATAACATCTATTGACTTTTTATCAATAGGCAGGTATTTTACAACATTATTTGCATATAATAATATTTTTTTTGTTTGTAATGGATCGCGTTTTATTAATAAATATATTAATAATCCTAAAATAATCACAACAGCAATTGTAAAGTATTTTTTATATAAATAAAACATTTTTATGAATTTCCAATCATAATATATGTTAAAAACAATAAACCCAATTATTAATAATATTATTATTTCTAGTTTCATATAATAATATTATATATGTTTCAAAATACATTAAACTATTCTTTTTCTTGTTCTTCTTGTTCTTCTTGTTTTTGTTTTCTTATTTGCTAGTTGATAATTTAAATATAATATTGTTTTTTTTACTTCTGCAATATCAATTGGTGTATCGCTATATTTTAATAAAATATCTAATAATGATATAACTGTAGTTTTAATTTTATTATTATAATTAGGATAATGTAAATCTGTAGCATTCTCTATTAAAGCAATATATGACATTACAAATCCCCAAATATCTAAATTTTTAATATATACATTATTAAAATATCCTAAAATATCAAATGAATAAGGTCTTGTAAATTTAATTAATATTTTATATAAATATTCATAAATAATATCTATTTTATTTAATATTTTTAGATTTTGAAGTCTTATTGGATTATCATTATCAAAAAAAATAGAAGTTAAACTATCATTATATTTAAAAAATGTGTTGAATAATTTTATATGTCCTAATTTATTAAAATTTATATAATTTTGAAAATAACTAATGACAAATTCTTTTATATCTTGATCTGTTATTTTTCCATTTTTTGATATTAATAAACTATTATATATATAATTAAATTTTGTTGATAAAAATACAAATGAAAATGGAACATTAAATTGAAAAGGTCTATTTCTCAGTTTTGAAGGAATATATTTCCATTCCTCTGTAAATCCATACTCCGAATATTGTGAATAATTTGTAGTATTATGAATATATAATACAGATAATCCCCAATCAATTAATCTCAACATCATTTTACCATCTTCTATATTTACTAAAATATTATCAGACTTTATATCTACATGATATATTCCTCTTTTATTCATTGGAATAATTCCATTTGTTAATAAATCAATCATTTTTTCATTAAAAATAATGAGTAGAGATTTGTTATATATTATTTTTTTAATAAATGAATCTACATCTTCACCTCCAAAAGGCATATTTATTGAAAGTAATTCATCCAAATGTTGATTAATATTTTTTGAAGTTATATTAAATTTTTTACTTAATGATTGACAACTTTGTGCATCATAATCCATTACATCTTGTAGTGTTAAATTATCAGGTCTACATAATGTATAATCAGATATAATAAAATATTTACTATAATTGGGAATTGTTTTTAAAATAGGAATAAATCTTTTAATTTCATTATATTCAACCATTGCATATTTAATTGGCATTAATTTTGAAACACCATTATTTCCAAAATAACGATTATCACCTGCCATTACAAATTTTGGATTACATTTTAATTGTGGTCTAAATAAACAACCAAATCCTCCTGATTCAAATAATTTTCCTCCATGTTTCATATATACTATACAATTATTTATTATACAAATAATATATTAATCCAGAAAATATAATAAATAATATAATATATAATACTTTTTTTATTATTTTTTTTATTTGAATATAATAATTATTATTATTTGGAAGTTTATTATTTTTTTTATATTTATCATAAAATTCTTGTAATGAAACAATAGGTTTATCTAATTTTTTATTTATTTTATTATGTATAAAATGTGTCCATCTAACAAATGATTCTCTATTATCTAAATAAGGAGTAACTGGATATTTTTCTAATAATTGACTGAAATTATTAGAAATATTTTTATTGGGAATAAATAAATATAAATTATGAATAAATTCATAATATTTTTTTTTTGTAATTGTATTTGGATGTAATGGATAACAAAATGCAATTGTATGTAAAAAATACCAATAATGAGGCCCCCATATTGTTGGTTCAATTATCATTTCATTCATTTTGATAATACGAGATATTTTCTTTCTATTCACTACTTATAATATAAAAATAATTTTATTCATAATAAAATGATGTTGTGTAATAATTGTTCTAAAAATGGTCATGTATTACATCAATGTAAATTACCAATTATTAGTTGTGGAATTATACTTTTACAAAAAATCAATAATATTCATTATTATTTAATGATTAGAAGAAAAGATAGTTTTGGTTATATTGATTTTATTTATGGTAAATACAACCCATATAATTTACATCAAGTTCAACAAAAAATAGATGAAATGTCTATTGAAGAGAAAAAAAAATTACTTTCTCTATCTTTTGAAGAATTATGGAAACAATTATGGGGACAACCTATTATGAATCCTTTATATAAAACAGAAGCATTTAAATCAAAGAAAAAATTTGAATTATTATTAAATGGAATAAATTATAGTAATAATATTATTACTTTAAAAAATTTAATTGAAATGAGCACTACACAATGGATTGATACTGAATGGGAATTTCCAAAAGGAAGAAAAAATTATCAAGAAAAAGATTTAGATTGTGCATTAAGAGAATGTCAAGAAGAAACTGGAATAAACATGGATGATATTGATATCATTGATAATATTCTTCCTTTTGAAGAATTGTTTATTGGGTCAAATCATAAATGTTATAAACATAAATATTTTATTGGTATTGTAAAACCAAACAAACATAATTTATCAGTAGAGAAATTAAAATATCAAACATCTGAAGTAAGTAAATTAGAATGGAAAACATTTGAAGAATGTATCTCTTCTATTCGTCCTTATCATATAGAAAAACAAAAAGTATTATCTAATGTACATAATACTCTTATAGAAAATATTATTTATTAGTCTCTACTTCTAATCAATTTACGCTTTAGTAAAGAATCTTTTTATATTATTATAAATATAATGGATACTAAGAAAAAAAAGAATATTACTAAAAAAAGAAGAAAAATGTTAGGTGATGATGTTGAAATTATTTTGCCTACTAAAAATGATAATAATTACATTTTAAATACAAACGTTCCTGTTATCATTCAAAATGAATCAACTGTTAAAGAAAATAAACCTATAGTTGATTATCCTATTGTTTCTCCAGAATTATTGTCATTAAGTGATAAATGTAGAGAAACAAAGAATCCATATAGTAAAGAATGTAATCAATTTCTATTTGAAAAAGAAAATATGGAAAGAAACCAATCATTAGAAGATGATAATGATTTTTTATATCCAACTTTAAACGATATTAATTTTAACATTAAAATAGCTGAAAAACAAGAATTTCAAGAAACAAAATATAATGGAAAATTACACGAAAGAGTAGATGATATATTAGAAAATCAAAATAATTTTGAAAAATATACACAAGAATTAATTGATGCTGATTTTGAATTAGCACCACATCAAAATTTTGTTAGAAATTATTTATCTTTTCAAACACCTTATAATAGTTTATTATTATTTCATGGATTAGGAAGTGGTAAAACATTAACTGCTATTGGTATTGCAGAAGAAATGCGTGATTATTTAAAAAAAATGGGAATTAATAAAAAAATAATTATTGTTGCTTCTCCTAATGTCCAAGATAATTTTAAACTACAATTATTTGATGAACGTCGTTTAGTAGATACTTCTTATATGAATGATGTTATTGGTAATAAAATCCTTAAAGAAGTAAATCCATTAAATTCATATTTAACTAGAGAAGATTTATTAAAACAAGTCAATAAATTAATCAATTCATATTATTCTTTCTTTGGATATTTACAATTTGCAAATTATATTAATCATTTTACTCATCCTAATGATGATAAACAAACTGTTAAAAATTTACAAAATGAATTTAATAATAGTCTTATTATTATTGATGAAATTCAAAATATGAAAAATATTAATGAAAGTAAAAATGGTAAGATTGCTTCAAAAACTTTTCAAAAATTAGTTAAAGTTGCTCATAATTTACGATTACTATTTTTAACTGCAACACCCATGTTTAACAGTTGTGAAGAAATTATTTGGATTTTAAATATGATGAATATGAATGATCGTCGTTCTATTATAAAAATTAGTGATGTATTTGATAAAGATGAAAATCTAAAAGAAGAAGGTAGAGAAATTCTCATTCAAAAAGCAACCGGTTATGTATCTTTTGTTAGAGGAGAAAATCCTTATACATTTCCATTTCGTATTTATCCAAAATATTTTGCTCCTGAACATTCTTTTAATGAAAATTTTCCTATTCCTACTATTCAAATGAATGGAAAAATAATTGAATTTAAAGAAAATAATATTTTGGGATTATATCTTACTGAATTAGGTGAATACCAAACTATTGTTTATAAATATTTAATTAAATTATTATTTGAAGAACAATTATTTAGAAATAAAGTAGATTTTAAAGAATTTAATACATTTAATTATACTGTTCTTCAACCATTAATACAATCATTAATAATTACATATCCAAATCCTGGAAACCTAATTCCAGATGTATCTTTAGAAGAATATTATCCATCTTCTCAAGAACCATCATCTACTGAAGAATCATCTACTGAAGAATCATCTACTGAAGAATCATCATCTACTGAACCATCATCTACTGAAGAATCATCATCTAGTGAAGAACCATCTACTGAAGAATCATCTAGTGAAGAATCATCTAGTGAAGAACCGAATGAAGAAAACCAACAACAATTATCATCATTATCCAATGCAGAAAATGAATCTCAAGAAGAATCATTACCACAAAATAGTTCTGAACAACCAGTTGAAGAAGAACCAGAACAAGAACAAGAACAAGAACAACCTCTTGAAGAAAACCAACAACAACCTCTTGAAGAAAACCAACAACAACCTGTTGAACAAGAACAAGAACAATTATCATCATTATCCAATGCAGAAAATGAATCTCAAGAAGAATCATTACCACAAAATAGTTCTGAAGAAAATCAAGAAGAAGAACAACCTATTGAAGAGAACAAGCAGTAGAACAAGAACAACCAGTTGAACAAGAACAACCTATTGAAGAAGAACAAGCAGTAGAACAAGAACAACCAGTTGAACAAGAACAACCAGTTGAACAAGAACAACCAGTTGAACAAGAACCAGAACAATTATCATCATTATCCAATGCAGAAAATGAATCTCAAGAAGAATCATTACCACAAAATAGTTCTGAAGAAAACCAAGAAGAAGAACAACCTGTAGAAGAACAACCTGTAGAAGAACAACCTGTAGAAGAACCTGTAGAAGAAGAACAACCTGTAGAAGAACAACCTGTAGAAGAAGAACCAGTAGAAGAAGAACAACCTGTAGAAGAAAACCAAGAACAATTATCATCTTTATCAAACACAGAAGAAGAATCATTACCACAAAATAGTTCTGAGGAAGAGGAATCTCAACAAGGTGGAATGGAAGAGGAAGAAGAAGAACAAGAAGATGGAACACCAGAAAATAAAGATGTATTGGATAAAAATTTAATTGGAACAAATGGATTAAAAAATATAATGACTTACACAGATACAGTTACGAAAAAGGGTAATTTTAAATATAAATATACTGATTCAAAATATCAAATATTTAAACCAGATATAATAGGAAATTATAGTTCAAAAATAAAAAATATATGTGAAAATATTTATAATTCTTCAAAAAATATAGTTTCTCAAGGAATAATATTGATATATTCTCAATATATTGATAGTGGATTAATTCCAATGGCACTTGCATTAGAAGAATTAGGTTTTAAAAGATATAATGGTAATTCATTATTTGATCCAAGTTATAAAATTCCGTCAATAGATAGTACAACATTTGAAAAAATAGATGGACGAAATAAAAAGGTAATACCAGCGTGTTATTCAATGATTACAGGAGATAAAAAATTATCCCCAAATAATAAAGAAGAATTAAAAAATATAACAGATGATAGAAATAGTGAAGGTAAATATATAAAAGTAATATTAATATCTCAAGCAGGTTCAGAAGGTATTGATTTTAAATTTATAAGACAAGTTCATATACTAGATCCATGGTACAATATTAATCGGATTGAACAAATTATAGGTAGAGCAGTTAGAAATTTTAGTCATAAAAAATTACCTTTGCGTGAAAGAAATGTGCAAATATTTTTACATGGAACGATTTTACCATTTAATAAATCAATTGAAGCCGCGGATTTATACATATACAGAATTGCTGAATATAAAGCAAAACAAATTGGTATTGTAACTAGATTATTAAAAGAAACAGCAGTAGATTGTATATTAAATCATAATCAAATTAATTTTAATATTGAAAATATGAAAACAAATCTAACTATTTCTCTCTCTACTATGCCAGAAGAACCATTTTCTTTTCAAGTAGGAGATGAAGCATATACAGCTACGTGTGATTATATGGAAACATGTCAATATCAATGTAATCCTTCATTAAATGAAGAGAAAATAAATAATCAAACCTATACAGAATCGTTTATAAAAATGAATATTGACAAAGTAATGAATAAAATAAGATTTCTTTTTAAAAATAATTATTATTATAGTAGAGAATCATTAATTAAAGAAATTAATAATGTTGTTATTTATTCTCAAGAACAAATAAATTATGCATTAACAGAATTAATAAATGAACCAACAGAAATATTAATTGATAAACATGGTAAAAAAGGACATTTAGTAAATATTGGAGATTATTATTTATTTCAACCAATTGATTTGAATGATGAAAATATTTCTCTACTAAATAGAGAAATTCCAGTTGATTATAAAAGACAAAATATAAATATTCTGGTTGATAAAGAGTTTAATGAATACGAGGTGAAAGATATTCCAGTAATAAAAGAACCAGGAATCCCAATAAAATCTACTATTTTAACACAAATTAAAAGTTATTATGATTTAGCAATGGAATTTTATAAAATACCTAATTTAGAAAAAATATACACGTTTTCAGATGGTGATCCAGAATGGAAACATAAATATAGTGTTGTTGGTGTTGTAATGAAAAATTTAAATAATAATGGATTATTATTAAATGAACGAGATGCAATCAATGAAGATGTATTGAAACAAATATTAATAGATAATATTATAGATTTTCTATTGCCAGAAGAAAAAATGTCTTTATTTCAAATAATATTTAAATTAGATGCAAATGAATTTAATGATTTATTAAAATTTTCTTGTATAAAAAAATTTGTGGATTTAGATGAAAAGTATGCATATGTTCTCTACATAGAGAATGAATCAACCTATTATATTACAAATAAAGATAATATTCATTGGGAGATTACACAAAGAAATAGTTTAATAAAAACAATTGATGAATTATTAATAGAACAAACATCAAAAAATAATTTTAATAAATATGTAGGATTTATTGATTTAAAATCTTCTATAATGGTTTTTAAAACAAAAAATACTTTTCCAGAAGGAAAAAGAATTCAACAAGGTAGTATATGTGATCAAGCAGGTAAAATGAATCAAATAAAATTATTAAATAGTATTATTGGTAGAGAAGTATATGTTCCTTTAAAACCTTTAACAAAAAAATTAAGGACATTTTTTTATTCTCTAGAAATACAAAATGGAAAAGTAAATACAAAATATATGAATAAATATGAATTATGTATTTTATGTGAATTTATATTGCGATATTATCAATTACAAGAAAAAGAAAACAATACATGGTTTTTAGATTATGAGACACAGAAATTAATAAAATTTAATAAATGGAATCCAACATAATATAAAATTGAATTATAATAAATATAATATTTTACTATTAATAATATGAACTACAAAATGAATCAAAATAAGAAATTTATCAAACAAAATATAACTGATACATATTTATATTCAAAATCATTAATTACAAGAAGTGTGAAATTGAATATTACATCTATTGGGAAAAATATAAATGAAACATTATTACAAAAATTAAGAGATGAATGTGAAGGTAGATGTGTTGTTGAAGGTTATATAAAACCTAAATCGTGTTTAATAAAGTCTTATTCAAGTGGATTATTAAAGAGTAGTTATGTTATGTATGAAGTAATGTTTGAATGTTTAACATGTTTTCCTGTAGAAGGAATGTTGATTAATTGTACTGCAATCAATATAACAAAAGCAGGAATTCGTGCAGAAATAACAACAGTAGAGAAACCAAGTCCAGCAATTGTATTTATTACAAGAGATCATAATTATAATATTGATGAATTTTCACAAATAAAAGAAGGAGACGTATTTGTTGCAAGAGTTATAGGACAACGATTTGAGTTAAATGATAAATTTGTTTCTGTAATTGCTAAATTAAAAACAAAAACAAAAGAACATTTACATAAAATAGTACCAAATATAATAAATACTAAAAAAAAGACAAGTGTTTCTCCAAAAAAAACAGATGTACTGGATAAATTAGTTTCGGTAATACCATCCAAACCTATAACATTAGAAATAGTAGAGAAAGAAAATATAGATGAAGATGAAGAAGAAAAAAAAGACGAAGAAGAAAACGAAGAGGAAGAAAATGAAGAAGAAGAAGACGAAGAAGATGAACAAGAAGATGAAGAAGAAGAACCTGAAGAGGATGAAGAAGGAAAAAAAACATCTAAACTAAAAAAAGATGAAGAAGATTAATAATTTATATTCTTCGTTTAATATTATTCTTCGTTTAATATTATTCTTCGTTTAATATTATTCTTCGTTTAATATTATTCTTCGTTTAATATTATTCTTCGTTTAATATTATTCTTCGTTTAATAAATTATGTAGTATAATATCTGTATTGTTATTTGTTACATCTCCAGTTAATATAGATGATTCGTATATTTTTCTTAAAATATCGTGTGGAGTAGTATTTCCTATGCGTAATAATCCTCTATTTCTTAAATATTTTTTAATATCTGTAATATCGTGTGTTTTTAATTCTTTATAAGAATCAGTAATTTGTTTTCTAGTATTTATATTTTTAATTAAAATTCCAACTTTTTTTTTAATATTAGATTTTCCCAATGTATATTTTTTTTTAATAGTTCTTTTAATAAAAATAGGATCTTTTTCTTTTTCTTTATCTTTTTCTTTTTCTTTTTCTTTATCTTTTTCTTTTTCTTTAGAAAATTTTTCTTTTAATTCATTTAATTTTTGTTCTCTATTAATTGTAGAATTTTCTACATGTGTTGAATTTTTATTGTGTTTTAAAGATTTATTTATCCAAGAACGATATGTTGGTTTATTACCATTTTTTAAACATCCATATGGTACATCATTAGAAGGTGAATATGTTATATTTATTTCTTCGTTTTTATTTTCATAAAAAGGTTCAACAACAGTAATCAATTCAGTTTGTTTATTAGATGATTCTTGAGTTGGGTTATGTGTAGATTCTTCTTCTAATAATTCAATTGGTAAATCAATATGAACATTAGTTGTTATATTAGGAGTTGTTATATGATCTATAAAGGTTGTTTTTGTTGGTGATTTATTAGATAGATCTTTTTTATTTTCGTTGGATAAAGTAGAGAGAAAATTCATTGAAAGTATAAATTCATCATCATTATCATCATTATTATTTGTATTATTATTTTGTTGTATAGATTCATTTTTCTCTTCTTCTTGTTTTAATGAAGATTCTAATTTAATTTTATGATTTTTGATTCTATCAATTAATTGTTTTTTTAAAAAAGATGGAGTTATTGATTTTTTGGATGTTTTGTCACGATTATTTTTGGTTCGTGATTTTGATGAAGATTGAATTTTAAATAATTCAGGATTAATTTGAATGGTTTTTTTAACATTACTCATTATAATATAAGTATTATAATGATAATTAATATGATTATTTTACTCTTTTACACATTTATATATTAAGTTATTTAAAAATAAAATTGATTTAAATATAACTAAATTAATGCAAGGAACAAATAAAAATAACATGAACATGGATAAATCATTTGATGAAATCTTTGCATCTGAGTATATTGAAACACCATGGGATGTGATTCAATCCTATTTTAAAGGTCAACATTTGGAAAGATTAGTTCGTCATCAAATTGAATCTTATAATAATTTTATTGAATATCAAACAATGAAAACAATAGAAATGTTTAATGCAGTAAATATTAAATCAGAACAAGATTATGATCAAGCATCTGGAAAATATAGATTAGAATTATTTATTAATTTTGAAAATTTTAATTTATATAGACCACAAATTCATGAAAATAATGGAGCAACTAAATTAATGTTTCCTCAAGAAGTTCGTTCTCGTAATTTTACATATGCTTCTGCGATGACAATTGATATTAATATTAAATTTGTAGTTAGAAATGGAAAAGATTTGGAAAATATACAAACATTTTATAAAACATTACCTAAAATCCATATAGGTAAAATGCCTATTATGTTAAAATCAAATATATGTGTTTTAACTCAATATAAACATATGGAAAATAAAAATATAGGTGAATGTAAATATGATACAGGAGGATATTTTATTATAAATGGTTCCGAAAAAACTGTTTTGGGACAAGAAAGAGCAGCAGAAAATAAAGTATATATTTATAATGTAAGTAAAAATAATACTAAATATACATGGAGTGCAGAAATAAAATCTGTTCCTGATTTTAAATGTATTTCTCCAAAACAACTAAATATTATGGTTTCTTCTAAAAATAATGGGATGGGATTTCCTATTGTTATTCAATTACATCGTGTTAAACAACCTATTCCATTATTTGTATTGTTTCGTGCTTTGGGAATTATTTCTGATTTAGAAATTTGTCAATATATTATTCTTGATATTCATAACAAAGAATATAAAGAATTGTTAGATGGATTGCTGGCATCAATTATTGATTCTAATACTGTTATTACACAACAAGATGCATTAAAATACATTACTAGTTATGTAATGTATACACCAATCAATATGGATAAAGAAACAGGAAGTAAAAAGAAAATGGAATTTACAAATGATATTTTGGCAAATGATTTATTTCCTCATTGTAATACCAAACAACAAAAGATATATTTTCTTGGATATATGACAAATAAATTATTACAAGCCAAATTTGATTGGATTAAACAAGATGATAGAGATTCATATTCTAATAAAAGAATTGATTTGACTGGAACATTATTGAATAATTTATTTCGTAATTATTTCAATAAATTAGTAAAAGACATGGAAAAACAAATTATTAAAGAAATTAATAATGGTTCTTGGAAATCAACCGAACAATATATGAATATTATTAATATGACTAATATTTATAAAATTATTAAATCAACTACAATTGAAAATGGATTGAAAAAAGCATTATCTACTGGAGATTTTGGTATTAAACATACAAATAGTAATAAAGTAGGTGTTGCACAAGTATTAAACCGATTAACTTATGTAAGTAGTTTAAGTCATATGCGTCGTATCTCTACACCTACTGATAAAAGAGGAAAATTAATTCCACCTAGAAAATTACATAATACTTCTTGGGGATATTTATGTCCAGCAGAAACACCAGAAGGTCAATCTGTTGGTGTAGTTAAAAATTTATCTTATATGGCACATATTACAATTGCTTCTAATTCTGAACCTATTTATAATAATGTTATGCCATATATTATTGATATTGCTACATGCAAACCAAATGAATTATTTAAAAAAGTTAAAATTTTTATAAATGGTTGTTGGGTAGGTGTAGTAATCAATCCTGTAGAAATATACAATTCACTAAAACAAAAAAAATATCAAGGAATTATTAATATTTATACTTCAATTGTTTTTGATTATAAAAATGCAGAAATTAGAATATGTAATGATGCAGGAAGATTAACACGACCTTTATTGAGAGTAGAGAATAATCATTTAGTATTAAAAAAATCAGTTATTGATAGAATAAAAAATGGTGAATTGGTATGGAATGATTTATTAATAAATTCTAAATTGACTGATTCTGTTATTGAATATATTGACCCAGAAGAACAAGCAAGTATTTTAATAGCAATGAAACCATCTCATTTGGAAACCCAATGGATTCGTAAAGAAAATACAACTGAAATATACAAATATACACATTGTGAAATACATCCAAGTACTATATTTGGTGTTTTAGCTTCTTGTATTCCATTTCCTGACCATAATCAATCACCAAGAAATACATATCAATGTGCTCAAGCAAAACAAGCAATGGGTGTATATGTTACTAATTATGAAAATAGAATGGATAAAACATCTTATGTTTTAACATATCCTGGAAGACCATTAGTTGATACTAGAATTATGGATATGATTCATATTAATGATATTCCATCTGGATTTACAGTTATTGTTGCAATTATGACACATACTGGTTATAATCAAGAAGATTCATTGTTATTTAATAAAGGATCAATTGATAGAGGATTATTTCAAGCAACTATATATCATACTGAAAAAGATGAAGACAAACAAAAAGTAAATGGTGATGAAGAAATTAGATGCAAACCTGATGCAACAAAAACAAAAGGAATGAAGTTTGCAAATTATAATAAAGTAAATAGTAAAGGAGTTATTCCTGAAAATACATTAGTAGAGAATAGAGATATCATTATTGCAAAGATAACACCTATTAAAGAAAATAGAAATGATCCTTCTAAAATTATAAAATATGAAGATAAAAGTCGTATTTATAGAACAGATGAAGAAATATATATTGATAAAAATTATATTGATAGAAATGGTGATGGATATAATTTTGCAAAAATACGTGTTCGTGCAGTGAGAAAACCAGTTATAGGTGATAAGTTTTCTAGTCGTAGTGGACAAAAAGGAACAATTGGAAATATTATTCCTGAAGAAGATATGCCTTTTACAAAAGATGGTGTTCGTCCAGATATTATTTTAAATCCTCACGCAATTCCTAGTCGTATGACGATTGGTCAATTAAAAGAAACTATTTTAGCAAAAGTGTTGTTAAGTTTGGGATTATATGGTGATGGAACTAGTTTTGGTGAATTGGCAGTTGATTCTATTTGCGAACAATTATTAAAAAATGGATATGAAACAAATGGAAATGAATTATTATATAATGGATTAACTGGTGAACAACACGAATGTAGTATATTTACTGGACCAGTATTTTATCAAAGATTAAAACATATGGTATTAGATAAACAACATAGTCGTTCTATTGGACCAATGGTAAATATGACAAGACAACCAGCTGAAGGAAGGTCAAGAGATGGTGGATTAAGATTTGGTGAAATGGAACGTGATACAACAGTTGCTCATGGTGCAGCAAGATTTACTAAAGAAAGATTATTTGATGTTTCTGATAAATATAGCGTATTTGTATGCAAAAAATGTGGAATGATTGCTTCTTATAATGATGCGAAACATATTCATCGTTGTAGAACTTGTGAAAATAGAACAGACTTTTCATATGTAGAGATTCCTTATGCTTGTAAATTATTATTTCAAGAATTGATAACAATGAATATTGCTCCAAGATTATTAACAGAAAATTAATTATTCACAAATAATATTGAATCTATTATCCAATATTATTATTTAATAAATAATATATTTTTTAATTCTTTGAAGCAGAACGAGCAGAAGCAGCAGCAGCGGACTTAGATGCTGCGGCACTTGCTCCTAAAGCAGCCGCCGCCTTAGCAGCAGAACTAGCAGCAGCAGCAGCAGAACGTGATGCTGATCTAGCAGCAGCAGCAGCCTTTGACGCTGATTTTCCTAAACCCTTTGCCCTACCGGCAGATGCAGAACGAGCAGCAGAAGCCGCCTGTGATGCAGCCTTTGCAGCAGCAGCAGCAGCACCCTTTGCTGCCGATGCAGCCCTTGACCTTGCTTTACTTGCAGACCTTGCTTTACTTGCAGACATTGATCTACTACGACGAGTTTTAGGCATTATATATATACTAAATATTTTAACTCCAGATTTTTGATAAATTCGGCCACCACATTCCATCATTTTTTTTCACTTTATAAATTTCCCTAAATAATTCCGAACGAGATAATGGAACATTAACTCTATATTTATTCATTGGATGAGGATTAAATATTAATTGGTTATATATTGCTTCTTTATAAATATATGATTTATTTGATATTGTATAATATGCAAAAAACTTTTCTAAAGATGGAATAATTACTGGAATTTCCACATTATTTTTTAAATAATAATCTCTTAAATATTCTATCGTTATTGCTAAACCAGATATATCTGCCATATCTTCTCCAATAGAAATACTTGCATCAAAATTATATCCATCTTTTTTTGCACTAATATTATACTGTTTTATAATGTCTTTTTCTATTTTTGAATATATAATTCTGTCTTTTTTCGTAAAAATATCTTCCATTATTCCTTTATAATTAAATTTACTTCCACTATCATCTAATGAATGAGACATCTCATGTGTTAATGTAGAACCAATATATGCCATCACATATTCAATTCCTACATCATTTAAATTAATAAATGGTTTTTGAATATATGCTAAAGGTATATATACTTCATTTAATGATGGTGTATAAAAAGCATTCACTATATAACATTGGGTTCCGGTAAGTTTATTAATTCTCCAATCTACAGAACGACTGTCAAAATTATAATCAGACGGTTTAACGTCATTTGTAACTGAATCTATTAATTTTTTTGTTTTCCATTCTGAAAATAAAATTAAATTATACCATGCATCATTTTCTTTGTAATTTAATAATGGATCACGAATAAAATGTCCAGGAACGCCTACATTTAATGTAATATAATCTAATTTTAATAATGCATTTTTTTTACCTATCGGTGATAACCATTTATTATTTTTAATAATTCTCTTGAAAATCATTATCAAATCTTGAAATAATTGTTTAACATAATTAATATAATCTGGTTTGTAATATTTCTCTATATATTTTCTAGATAAAAAATGATTAAACATAAAAGACATTCCTGTCAATGCAAATATCTTTATTGGTGTCATTTTTGGTTGTCCCAACAATATCTTTCTACTAAAACGAAATGGCACAACTCTTAAATGTGGATGAAATACTGCCATTTCATTAATAAAAATATATATCCAAAAACTTTTCCATTTTTTTGTTTTCCAATTATCTTTTAATAACTTACAAACACATGATAAATAATTTAAACTATCGGCAACAAAACTAGATGGAATTTTTTCATATCCAATTGCTTTTGCAAATAATTCCCATTCAAAATCATATTTATAAGCATCTTCTTTTTTTACTACATTATAAAAATTGTCAGGATCATTATTTATTTTATCACAACCCATTGCTAATATAATATCTTTTTGAACATTAAATACATCTAATGGATCAATTAATTTTAATCTAGAACCAAAAGCAGCATCATTTAATTCTTCCAAAAACTTTAAATATTCATAAACTATTTTTTTTTTATATTTATATTCTTTTTCTTTTTTCTGTTGTTCAGTTAATGTTGCTTCTGTATCAAAGAAAAAATATATATTTACATCATATAACGGAAACGAAGGTAATCCAATATAATTTGTATATTTATTATTAGTCTTTAAATCTACATTTACTGACCAGTTTATAGGACATAACCATCTTATTATTTCATTTTTATTAATATATCCTAATAATCCCCATAAATCATCATTGTCTACAAAACCATTCAACATCTTGAATAAATTATCTAGATGAACCATACATTCTTTGTAATTATCAATCGTTAATGAATGAAATACTTTTTTAATACATTTATCTTCTTTTGTTTTTGGATCTTTTATTACTTCTTCTATTATCTCTACTAATTCACTATTTACTTTATCTTGAATTATCCTAAAATCATCTACCTGTACATAATATTTTTTTTCTTCAGTAATTGTTTCATATTTATTTTGTAATTTTTTAATATTATTATAATTTATATAATCATAGAAATCATTATTTGGACTATATTTTTTAGAAGTAAATGGTTCGTTTATCATTTTAATAATTGATTTTTCTGTTTTTTTCATTGTTTTTTTCAACAAATTATTATTTATAATTGGTAATTCAATATTATCGTATGGTTCTAAAAAATGTTCTTTACACTTTTCATATATTTCATTTTTTGTATTTATGAATTTTCTTATTTTTTTTGTTTTATTTTTCATATATTTATTTATTATAATAATATGTTATAAATGAAATTAATGAAAATAATATTCCACCCCATAATGAATCCATTATTACTAACCATTGATTCCAATTTGTAAATATTGCTTTTGTCGTTGTTTCATAGACTGCATAAATACAAAATCCTAATAAAAAAGCATCATATATTGATTTTTTATCTTTAATAATGAAATAATACAATACAAATGTTAATGTTAAATAACATAATAATCCATAAAATACATTAATTTGAAGTGGAGATTTTTGAACGGTTTTTACTGCATTTAACAATACATCCTTAAATATATAAAAATAAATAAAATCCAACACTACAAAAGAAATCATAATTGTTATTATTTTCAACATCAAATTTTTATTCATGTTTATATATTTTAGGAATATATTATATATTATATATGGCTGGTTTATCTGTTAATTTGTATGGTTCTACTGGACAACTTCCATTATTAAAACCTGGTAATCGTGGATTTTCACCATTAGGTAGAGGATTAAAAGGTGGTTCTCCACAATGGAATCAAAACGATTTACATACATTTATTGATGTTAAACAACAAAGATATCAAATTGTTGAAGCATGGAATACTATATATAGAGACCAATTATTAACTTCTAAATTACACAGAGTTATTACTCCTTTTAGAGCAGTAAATAATGCTGGTGATATATTATCTAGAAAATATTATAGTTGTGGAGGTCCTTGTCAAACAAAACAATATATTCCTAATGTTTATGGATTAAGAGGAAGATTTGGTGCAATTCAAAATATGTGCGATGACACTACTGTTCCACCTGCTAGTTGTAATGTTAAATATGTATATGATAGTTCTGATTATATTACTTATTTGAAACAAAAATCAATTGCTAAAAATTATAATGATCCTACATACGGAGGTGATGATTATAATGGTTCACAAGTTGCTTGGAAAGCAATACGACGTTATTAATTTTTTTTATGATGAATAATATTATATAATTATTTATATTCATATAATTATATAATGTCAAATAATTATGATTCATATTATACTCTTAGTCCTTCTATAAGTCAAGGATTTGTTTCATCACAAATATTAGGACCATTATCAACATCTCAAACTCCTGCATTAATTCGTTATCATAGTTATGGGGCATTACCTGGAAAACATCCTAATCCACCTAAATTCTATCCTTCTGATTTTGGAAGTGAATATTCTCAATCCAGATATCAATATGCAAATTGTGATTCTTCTGTAAAACAACAAATGTTGGCTAGAGAAAAAGAAGTTTCTAAAAATAAACCATATCGTTTCTTCTCTAGTTCATCACAAAGACAATTACCTATTGCTTCTGGACATTTAAATTATATTTCTCCAATTCCTTCTTCAATGAGAACAACTATATTAAAACGAAATGCAGTAGGCAAAAGTTCATATAAACAAGGATTACCTAATGAAGCATTCTTAAGTTATAAAAGTTATAATCCACAAGATGTCAAAAAAATACTTTACAAAGTTAGATCACAAGGATGTGTAGCACCTCCTAAAGTAGGCGCACTTGAAAATAAAACATGTAGAGTTGGTGGTGGTATTTGTAATAGAGGAGCAATTGTTAGACAAGGTTATTAAAAAACAACAGTTGATAAGAAATAACAGCAGTATTAAATAATATATTTATATATTATGAATCTTAGTTTTAAAAAATACATTACAGAGTTTTTAGGAACATTATTTTTAGTTTTTGTTGTTTTAACAACAGGGAATTGGTTGGCAATTGGCGCTGCTTTAGCTATTGGATGTTATTTAGGTGGTCCTATCTCAGGAGCAGCATATAATCCTGCAGTTGCTCTTTCTTATTTAGCTACAAATAAAATAAATACAAGTGAAGTGGTTGGTTATATTGTTTTTGAAATATTAGGAGGAATGGTTGCTTATTTATTATATAAAAATATAAAATAAATTCACACAATCCAATAAAATATAAATTATAATTTCTAATTATAATATATGTTACGTAGTAAAAAAAATCATAAAACTCATCATAGAAAATATAAAAAGACATTAAAAATGAATGGAGGAGCTTCTTTTTTTGGTCCATTAACCCAATATCTTAGTAATACAAGTAAGGTAAATGAACAAGTAGAGAAAATGAGTCAAGATAAAAATAACTTGATGGATAGCATGACACAATTAACTAAAACATATAATAATGTATTATCAAACGTTACAGAATTAGAATCTCGTATAAATGGATTAAGTGATTTAAAAAATCAATGTATTGGATTATATCCTACAATTGCATCTTCAACTTCAACAAGTAATAATAATGGAATATTTTCTTTCTTCAATCCTTCTACAACAGAAGAACAAAAAAATCCCCAAGAAGGTGAAGAAACCAAAGAAGAAGAACCAAAAGAAAAACCAATAGAAGAAACAAAAGAAGAAGAAACAAAAGAAGAAGAACAAAAAGAAAAACCAACAGAAAATCCTATAGGAGAATTTTTTGGTAATTTAATAGAAAACCCAAAACCAAATCCAACAGAAGAAACAAAAGATGAAACAAAAGATGAAACAAAAGAAAAACCAACAGAAAATTCTATAGGAAATTTTTTTAGTAATTTAATAGAAAACCCAACAGAAGAAACAAAAGAAGAAACAAAAGAATTTAGAGAATCTGATTTCCCAATTGATACAAATGATTTACGTAGTAATAAAATAAAAGAAACACTAAATAAAGATTTTGATGATTTAAAATCTCAAGGAAATCGCATATTAGAAGGTGAAAATAAAATATTAGATAGAGAACAAGATATATTAAATCGTTTACCACGCACTGAATCACTTACTTATGATATGTATGAAGACCTACCAAATGACGAAAGAAAACCAAAAATGATGGGTGGTAAACGAAGAACTAAAAAACATAAACGACGCATTAAAAAATTATCCAAGAAATATTATTTATAATTATTTTCTAGAAATATAAAATAATTTATAAAATATGTAAAGTGCAAGAATAATTAATAATATAAAATATAATCCAATAATAGGTTCTTTAATAAATATATTATTTTCAATTGAATTAGTATTTAATTCATTTAAACCTGGAATCATAATGTCGCATTCTTTTGTCTCCATATTAGAAAAAAATTCGGTGTTAGGTCTTCCAGATACAGGATTGACTCTTCCTGAATAAACAAAATCACTAGGTCTCATTCCAACAATATCTGAAGAAGCAACGTGATGTTCTTCAATAGATTTTTCATTTTTTGCATTAATTACATCTAATTTTAATGATATACAAGGTGGATGAACTGGTTCAATTAATGCACCTAATAATCCAGTTATTTCAATAGGAATTTTAAATACATCTTCTAAAATTCCTGGTAATAATCCAGTAAATTCTGCTGGTGTAGAAATGTTTTCTGGATTAATAAATGGAAGTTGTCCTGTAGGAATCGTATTAATATAAATATATCTATCTACCAAACTACTTTTATCACAAGGTGTTCCGCCCCATGGATCTTTATCAGTAGTTGGACAACATTGACCACCTGTATTTAAAAAATACTTATTTCCCAAAGCGTGTCCAGTTTTGGATGCTTTACTATCAGATAAAAGTAATAGTTGACCATATTCAAATAAACCTCCAATATCTTTAACAAAAGCAGGAAAATTACCATCAGATGTAATTCCTAACTTTTCTGGTGGATTTATATAATCCCAATAAGGATATAATTCGCCAATCTCTAGATGTGATGAATGATTTCCAGAATTTAAATTTGTATTATCTGTATTATCTCCCATATATAATATAACAAATATAATTATTATGAAACAACATCTAAAGCATTACTTGTGTCATATTCATTTACATTATCACCAGCATTATTTACATCAAAATCATTTGGAAGTTTTCCATCTGTCATGGATTCATTGATTGCATTTACCTGTTCTTGTATAGTTTGTACTTGTTCATTCAAATCATTAAATAATGTTTTAACATCTTTACATTTATCTATTTCTTCTTTTAATACTTGTATATTTGCTGCATTTTTTTCTGTCAAAACAGCAGTAGAATCACTATATTGTTGATATCCATTATTTTCATTTTCTAATCCTTCTCTAGAATAAAAAATATATATTTGATAAATTACTAATAGAGAAAAAAATATTATCAAAAATTTTATTAACATTATTATATATATATATAATAATGTCTACTAATTTTTTCGGCTTAGGAATGGAAAGTTACGGTAATACACAAACCGCACCTTCTACAAATGAAGGAACAACTACAAAAGGATTCGGACCCTATAGTTATCCAATCGCAATTACTTCAGGTAATGCTCGCCCACTTACAAATAAGGATCCAAGAAATAATGCCCCACAAAAACACGGTTTACCACGACCTTTAAAATGGAATTATCGTCTTGCAACTACATTTTCTAAAAATACTTCAAATTTACCAGAAAATAGTCCATATTTATATGACAATACAAATACAGTTTCAAAGTCTTCATTAGTTAATTTAGTTGGTTTAACAATTGATAAACCAGGAAGATATAGTGTAAAACAAAATCCTATTAATGAAAAAAGTTCTATTACACAATTAACGGAAGATTGTAGTAAATGTAATGGTGTAGGTCTCATTGATAGTTTTGCTCCTGAAAGATTTTTAACAGATAATCCTGAACCAATTGTGACAAGTCCGCAATTTTGTTGTAATCAAGAACAAAAAGCATTAAAAGCAGTCATTTATGCAAGTACAAATTTAAAACCTAATTATTACAATTCTCATTATCAATATCTTCAAAATAGATGTCAAACATATCAACAAAAATCATTTAATTTTACATCACCACAAGAAGATGTATATACTAATAAAAATAATTTATTAGTTAAACCAGGAAGTCCTGAATCTTTATCAAATATTTATGTTGCAAATTGTTTTCCAAATATTGACCAAATAACATATTCTCAAGCAAATATTGTGTATAAATCATTTTTATTATTAAAATCACAAAATTTATTAACCAATGATGATATTATACGTTTTAATCAAGAAAATATTAATACTATTTCAAAAATGTATCAATTTATCTCTACTATTGAAGGAAATAAAGTATAAGCATATCAAATTTATAATAACCTTGTGAATAATCCTTATGTTGGTGTTCCTATTAATGGTCCTTCTAATCCAAGAGGATGTAAATTAGTTGTTTATAAACCAAGCAATTATCAATATGCAACAGAAGGAGGAGTTAGTGCTAGTACACGTTTACTTAGATTAACAGTAGATACAATAAGTAAAAATATTACAAATACTAGAAGATTAAGTGGAGCCAATCCAGGTTCTATTCCTTATAATCCATTTATCTATAAAAATAAATACACAACATGTAGAAATTCAAATACAGTTTATATGAGACCTTTAGGAGGAACACAACGATTGTGTAGATATGCAAATACAAGTGAATTTATTAGAACAAAAGCATTAAATAAATTAGGAAATATTGGTGGAAATGTTCAAGGAACATTTGTTGGCGAAGTTGGAATGACAAATTCTATAAATTAAATACATCATTTATAAAAATATTTGATTTTTCATTTATTTTATTATAATTTAATTTATATTTTTCACACCACAATATACATTTTTGAATATTATTTTTATGAATATTCTCTACTTTTTCATAATTATATTTTTTATTTAATAGAGAAATTAAAATGTTCAAATTTTCAATTCGTTGATTTCCAATACCAATATTAGAATCTTCTATTTTATTTAAAAAATAATAAGGAATTTCATTTGAAATAATAGAAAAATTATTTGTTAATAATTTTTTTTTGTTTATTATAAAATTTAAGTAGAGATTATTAAAATATGTATAATAATTATTTCTTTTTGAAATATCTAATCTAAAATTTTTACATACTAAGAATCTTTCATTCGTAAATACATTTGATGCATTTGGTTTTAAAATAAATACTTTTTCATATAAACTCGTTAATATATATATTATATCAATAATAGGTTTATTTATAACCTCTCCTATTTTAATTATACAATTTCCATTTTCTGATTGATGTAATATTATTTTACATAATGTAGAGAAAAATTTAAATATATATGTATGAAAATCATTATAATCTATTTCAAAACACAACATATTTATCATTTCTTTTGATAAAGTTTTCTCTACTATATAAGAAATATTATTTGATTTATTAAAAAACATGAAAGCATCATATATTTCATCATTTAAACAATACAATGTTATTTCTTGTTTTGTATAAATATCATAAAAATTTGATATTTTTAATATCTCTATATAATTAAAAAAAACATTAGTATATGATTTTTTTATATTTAAAAAATCATGTTGAATTAAATAACCATAAGGATTAATTTGTTCTTTCATTTTATTTATATTATCATCATTTGATTTCAACAATAGAATTTCTTGTTCAAGATTTTGAATATAATAATCTACACTATTTGATATATATGGTTCTATTGTTTCATCGTTATTTTTAAATGTTTTATTTTTTAATATTAATGAATCAGTTTTTTTTGGAAGTATATAATAACTCATAATATTTATTATATACTAACTTTTAAATGATAAATCAAGCTTCAATACTCTTTTTTGTCTTTTTTGTTTTACCACCTTTTACTTTTGTTTGTTTCCTAGTTTTTTTCTCTTTTTTTTCTTCTTGAGGAATAATAATAACATCTTCACCTAATACTAATTTTTTTCTAGGTTTCCTAGTTTTTTTCTCTTTTTCAACAATTGGTTCTTGGAT